CTTTCCATAGGTGAACCGTCCGCACATCCGGGTTGCCCTTGCGGTTGGCAAACTCAAGCAGGGTTCCACCTGTTGACAGCCAATCAAGTACTTCCGCTGCCTTGGGGTTGTGCATGACCGGGCCGCGTTTCGGCTTGCCCACTGGTCGCTTGATCACAGAGGTACTGGGTGACTTTTTTGTAAGCGCGAGGGATTTGGGCGCGTCTTTCATAGTTGCATAGTTTCTGTATGGTGGACTTTGAGAGTTTGAACATTGACGCTAATTTGCCGTAGGAAAGCCCTCTTTCCTCCCGTGCGTCCCTTATGCACTGTACTGCATAATCTGAGATTCTTGCGTTGTGATGCGATTGCCCAATGCGATAGCCGTCTTCGTTGACAGCGACAATGGCTATACGCTTAGTGATCATGTGCGTTTACGCAGGACGATGTCAAACCCTGCTGCGCCGGCAATGGCAAGCGCAGAGTCAAACGCTGGCTTTCGTTTACCAATCACCGTACCAGGCGTACCAAGCAAGCACCTTACCGTGTGCGCTCGGAGTATCCCTGCCTTATCCATTGCAACCGCGAGTTCCCCGCGTGTAGATCCTTGCGACTCAAGTGTCTCGCGGATATGCGTTTTAAATTCGTCGTAAGTGTTTATCGTCATCTACGTCAGTATATAAGTCAATCGGTTTCCCAATATACGAGATCGCCTCTTTTATAGAATTTCATTTGATCAACGTACTTCTTGGTGTCAACGAAATGCTTGTCCTTGACGGTGAAGTGGTTGTTGGGCAACAGCAAGAAGTAACCTTCATCGGCAATGATCAGGCTCAACGGCTTGTGTTCTGCGGGGTACTGCGAGTAACCATCAGCCCAATCAATCACAATACCTGTGTGTATGCCTGACACCTCGGCGCGGAACGCGTTGACAGTCAAACCTTCAAGTGCCTTAAATTGCACGGCTTCGATGTTGTTTCCCATTGCGCCCCACGGCTGCGAGGAGTCATCAAAGTCAGGGTCAAAGGACTCGGTCGTTGACAGCGCGTGTAGCGGCAGACCTGACCAGTGCGCTCCTGACGCGAGGATCACATGGCAAGACAAGTACTGACCAGGTCGAGCGTAGATCGCATGCCACATGCCGGGAGTTGTGCCGGCTGGCATGTTCGCGCCAAGGTATTGGTTGTCAACTTGCACATAGAAATGGTTGGGTAGGTTGGTGTGTCGCATTAGTAGTCAGGAGATGAATCGTCAAAGAACCATAGCCACACCCCACAGGCGGCAAGGAAGATCAAAGCAATTGGTACGGCACAAAGCGTATGGATCATGCGGTTCTTTGGCGTGAGGGTACGGGTCTGCGGGAAATTGACAACACGCGACTAGGTTCCTTGGCGTTTGGGTCTTTTGCCCACTCTGTCAACAATGACAGTTTTTCAGTGAACCAATAGGTTTCCTGTATGTACAACGCGTATTCCTCACGGTAGATCTTGAGTTTGGGATGAAAGATCTGTGCGCTGGTGCGGAATGGGGTGGCTTGAATGACAATTCCGTCATCATCAACAGCCACAAACCCGTTCTTTGTTTGACCGACAGTGAAACCTTCGTGTTCCAAATACATGACCGCTCGAAGGATCTTGGCCTTGTTGCGGGTGGTTGGGTAATTCATACATACCGCCGTGATGATGGCAAACGAACGTGTTCAATGGCAACGGCAAGGATTCGGCGTGACTCCGGTACATGACCAATGAACTCGCGCACTTGTTCAAGTTCTTCGTTTGTCACGTTCTTCAACATCGCTTCAGCCCACACATCCCAGGCCGCAAACTCCTCCGCGCTGATCGGGGTGCAACGCTGTAGGTCGTTGCGAGTCTGCTCAACCTCGCGCTCCCCTACCAGGTTCTGAGGGATCAGAGCGCAGTACGCCTTGTGTATCGCTGATATATCAGGCTTCGAGTCGCGCACTAAACGGTGCTGGCGAATGCAACTTTGCAGTTTGTCTTGGTGCAGTTGACCCCACTTCTCGTTCAAGATGCTCGACAATACAGGCTCAAGTCTCCACTTCGGCCACAGTTCATCCATCAACTTTCGGTTGTCCATCCATGTGATTGTTGTCATACGCGAGAGTATATACATGTATCAAGATTCGCGCAAATCTATGCATGTCACAACAACGTGCATACAACGTGATTTTTTTTGATTTCAGCGAGGCTCAATGCCGGTGCTAGAGCGGGAATGTAGATCGGAAGGGAAGGACGAGATTTTTCAAATCTCTTTCAATCCCAAACCTTTGCAGCCCGGCTGGAAGTGCAGGAATACCATGACCCCACTTTCGTGAGGTCAGGGAGTCAGCCCAGCCGGAGCCGTGCGAGGTTTCCCATGCAATGCGTCTTACCATTTCGTTGGGGGATCAGCCAACCGCTTACCGCATTGAGGAGCGCAGCCCATAGGCTGGCGCGGGGTAGAGTCAGGCTCCCGCGTCTTTCATCCCTGATCCCCTACCGTGCCGGGATCTGTTTGCAGCATTGTTGACACTGATGTCAGGTTCGGTACAATGCGACCGCGCAGGAATTTAAGCGACCGCATCATAGCACCCAGTGCGAAAGATGCAAGCGCATGAAGCGGAGCAGACTTCGGTTTGCTCCGCTTCTATTTGGTATACTTAAGTTCCCGGATGCGCGGCGCGTTGATCGAAAGATCCGCGCCGTGTTTGTTTCCGGAGCAGGAAACACAGGTCAAATTGGAATGCTGACCGCATCGACACAGTCGGCAAACTATGTCGATCTGCATAAAGGGTCAAATTATTCATAGGTTTATGCAGACAGCAGCGCGTTGCCGCGCCCTGTCCTGTCGGTAGGTTCTGTTACCCCATTGCCTGGGAAACGAGGGGCGTACCTTGCGGCCTTGTGCCTCGTCGCAAGTGGGAGTCTCACCCACATCTCCGCACCGGCACTATACATCTATATTTTTGTCAACAAATTCATGTCAATGGCGTTGACAGTCGATATACGGGTAAGTACCTTGTGTCAATCAGAGGCGCGTGCCGCTGATAACGCAACCAGTTTGAGAGGACTGACACCGTGACTACCAAGTTCAAAGTTACCGTTACTAACGCACAAACCAACCCGCACCTTGCTCGTATCTACTGTGACGTTCTTGTCGCTGCCGCTCGCGAGATCAACGATGCCGTTAGCCAGCGCGTGATTCGCGCACACAACGAACGCGCTTGCGTTGACGTTGACAACGAGTTTGCATTTGACGCTTGCATTGACGAAATCTACGCGGCCGAGGCCGCGTTCCTGTGCGCTCACCGCGACACGGAGGTGACCCTGTGACCAAGCAAATCCTGCAAATTGATGTTCTGTCGGAATGGGTTACCGATGACCAGGCTGCGGAGTACCTAAGCGAACACGTTGTCACCGCAACGCTTGAGGTGCATTGGGAACAACACGACGATGGTCGTTACGCCAACGTGTATGGCTGGGTGTTAATCTCTTGGAGAATCCTTGAGATTGCGGTTGATGATGTTGAGTTGACTGACCAAGACATTGTCCCGTCAGACTTCCCAATGGCCGAGGTACGCGCAGCCATTGAAGACGCGGAGCAGGTACGCAAGTACATTGCAGATCGACCACCGGAGGACGCATGAAATACCTATCCGTATGCTCAGGCATTGAAGCAGCGACCGTTGCATGGCATTCCCTCGGCTGGGAGCCTGTTGGATTCTCGGAGATTGAACCCTTCCCCAGCGCAGTTCTCGCGCATCATTACCCTCACGTTCCCAACTTTGGGGACATGACCAAATTTCAGGAGTGGCCATTAGATGCAGGAGCAATTAACCTTTTGGTGGGAGGAACCCCATGCCAGTCCTTCAGCGTTGCCGGGCTTCGGCAAGGACTCCGCGACCCACGCGGAAACCTCATGCTTACTTACCTTGCAATCGCTGCACGTTTACGGCCTCGATGGGTTGTCTGGGAAAACGTCCCCGGTGTCTTGTCATCGAACGGAGGACGGGATTTTGGTTCCTTCCTCGGGGGGCTGGCAGAATTGGGGTATGGGATCTCGTACCGGGTTCTCGACGCTCAATGGTGCAGAACACACGGGCATCCCCACGCCGTCCCGCAACGCCGGAGACGTGTCTTCGTTGTCGGATGTCTTGGAGACGAAACCGCTGCCGCAACGGTATTGTTTGAGCGCGAAAGCGTGCAGCGGCATTCTAAAAAGAGCGGAACGGCGCGGGAAGAAATTGCCTCAGATGTTGAGGGACGCGTTGGAGCAGGCTGTTGGTGGGACGGTGGAAACACCTCCGACACCCTGACAAAATGCGGGGCAAACGGGGCGCAGCGAATGCCCGACAAAGATAACTTTGGTGCGGTGTTGCAGCCAATTGCCAATGCGCTTGGCAGTCGCGGTGTGCGGTCGCACACGGAACTTGATGGACACGGTGCATATATTCCTATTGCTTCAGTTGCAATTCAAGGAAGCATGATTGGTCGGCAAGATCACAATGGGCCAAGTGGTAGTGGTTGTTCTAATTACGGTGAAATGTTTACTTTGACAACTACAGACGTACATGCGGTTGCCCAGGCAATGACCGTGCGCCGATTGACCCCAAGGGAATGCGAACGCTTGCAGGGGTTTCCCGACGATTACACGTTGATTCCTTGGCGCAAAAAGGCAGCAGAGGATTGCCCGGATGGGTCAAGGTACAAAGCCTTGGGAAATAGTATGGCGGTAAATTGCATGGAGTGGATTGGTGAACGCATTGCAGCCGTTGATGCAAAGGAGGACGCATGAACAAGTCAACAGACGGCAACGAACCGCGCAGTACGCGCCGGCAAGCAACGCGGTGGGATACACAAGACGCAGCCTGGACTGACATTCAACCGCGCCTAGGGACGCTCAACGCGTTGGTGCTTGACGCGATTACTCAACAACCAGGCACTTGCGACGAACTTGAGATTCGGTTGTCATTGACACATCAGACTTGCAGCGCGTGTGTCAACAGCCTGATGAACGATGGACTGATTGTTGCTGACGGCAAGCGACCAACACGGTCAGGCCGAGCAGCGCGTGTGTGGACATTACCGATACCAACAACCTTGTTTGGGAGGGCAACATGAAAGACGATGACAACCGATGGGCGCGGCCTGTAATGGAAGACGTTTCATGGGAACACGCAACAGGCATTCCTGCGTTCCTCAACGAGCGCGGCATTAGAGAGGGGCTGGCAAAGCATGTTGGTTTGCCGGCGGTCATCATTGTTGCCGGCGACCCCATGCTGCACCGCGTTGACGAGGGTGACGGCAACCCCGTGTTTCAGTACTGGCGATCATCCGTGTACCTCGTCAGTTCGACACCAACGGGCATTGAGGGGACGCGGTTCACAAGCCTGTGCGTCCGCGACCCGGATGACACGATTGAATCCGTGCGTGACGAACTGCTTAACAAGTGTGTCAACTTTATCACCAAATGTGAACCTTCAACCAAGATCAAATATGTCTCGTAAATTACCACTAGGGTGCTTGACCGTAACCCTGCGAAAGTACGGCGACTCAGTCATCATTTACGACGAGGACGGCAACCAAATCGCGCAGATATACGCGCAAGTGCAAGGGTCTGAAATTAACGACCGCATCAGAGTCAGTATCAGGGCTGAACAGAAATACCGAATCGGAAGACATAAGGACGGACTATGAGTACACCAACACCAGGCTATTACGAAACGCTGTTAAACGAACGCGGCCTAGTGGTGACGCAACTACGCGCACAGATCAGGGACATTCAGCACCATTGCAAGATGCTTGGTGTGATTGGCGGGGCGTTAGAATCAGGCGCAAAGTTCGACCACAAAGCGGCAGGGTTTGAGATCAGACAATTGCTTAACATCATCAACCGGAGAATCACATGAAGAAGATGCTGCCATATATTGTTGAGGGAATTCGGACTGACAAGGAAGCGGGAATGCGACAGGTTGACATTGCTGTGAAGTACGGCGTGTCAACAGGTGCTGTGTCTCGCGTGTTGCGTGGTAGCCGGCATAAAGCCAAGGTTGCCAATGCCAACTCCTGACAATGGTTTTTGCGGCGTTCCTGCTGGGGGGCGTTCCCCCGGCAGGGACGTTTTATTACTTGAACTACAAATCAAATTGCTTGAAGCGAAACTTGCGAAAGCGCAAGCGGAAAGCGACTGTCTGAAGGAAACGATCAGAAGTAAATTTGTTGAAAAACTTGACAAGGTTTGGTACGAGGGTCAAGGATGATTGAGGTTGAAGACATTGTTGACCGCATCGCGACCTCTGAGTCAACCGACCCGCTGCTACTTGAAGCGTCTGAAGAAATCAAATACTTGCGGCTTGAACTTGCTCGCGAGATA